TGTGTGCGGAGGTGGTGCGATGACGAAAGACGAGTTTGTTGCGTTGTGCAAAGAGCTGCTCGAGCACGGCGCTGTGGAGGTGAGTGCAGACACGTTCCGCGCGGCCTTCCGCCAGCCTCAGCAGCACGGGCCGCGGCGTGAGCCGCCGAAGCCTGATGGCAAGCCCCCTGCGCCGCTGTCCGCCGAGGACGCGCGCCGCAGCTACTACGACCGCCTGATGGGCGGCGACGGCCGATGAGCCGCCACGCGAACGAGGAGGGATAGCGTATGGACTACGGCGACAGCCAACGAGCAGACTTCTGGTGGGACGCAAACAAGGGCGACGTCGGCGGCGAAGTCATCCGTATGGTTGACAGCATCGTCAGCCAGCAGCGCGCCCAGCGGGAGGACACGCGCTTCTACATGGACCTGTGCAGCAACTCGAACACGGCCGGTAACGACACGTACGCGATGCTGACCAACGGCAAGCGGTGGGGCTGGGACCGTAAGATGCGCCAGAACATCTGCGCCGCGGGCGTGGACACGGCGTCTTCGCTCATCGCGCAGAACCGCACCGCGCCGATGTACCTGACCACGCTGGGCGACTTCACGCTCAGCAGGAAGGCCGAGCAGCGCTCGCGGGTCTTACACTCACAGTTCTACGACCTGGGCCTGTACCGCATCATGCCGGAGGCGTGGCGCGATTCCGCCGAGACGGGCACCGGCCATATCTTCGGGTGCGTGCGCAACGGCCGGCCCGCGCTCGAGCGCTGCCTCCCGAACGAGGTGCTGGTCGAGGACATGGACGGGCGCTACCGCTCGCCGCGGTCGATGTACCGGCTTCACTTCGTGGCGCGCGAGCAGCTGCGCAAGCTCTACCCCACGCGCAAGAACGACCTGAAGTCTTCGGGCGGGCCGAGCAACCACGACTACATCGATTTCAACCTGCGCACCGACTCGTGCGTGGACCGCGTGCGCGTGGTCGAGGCCTGGCACCTGCCGAGCGCGGTGGGAGCAGACGACGGCCGCCACGTCATGTGCACGGACAACTGCGTGCTGGTCGATGAGAACTGGGACCGCGAGCGCTTCCCGTTCGCCCGCGTGGCGTACATGGAGCGGCGTATCGGGTATTACGGCCAGGGCCTGGCCGAGCGTCTGGCGGGCTCGCAGATCCAGCTGAACGAGCTGAACGACACCATCCGCGACTGTCAGCGCCTCGCGAGCAACGCCATGGTCTGGTGGGACGAGAACGACGAGGGCGCCTGGGAAGACCTGTCGAACATGCCCGGCCAGGTCCTGCGCTCGCGCACGCCCCCGCAGCTGCTTCGCTGGGAAGCCACCCCCGGCGACCTGTTCCGCGAGCGCGGGGTCATCAAGGAGGACGCCTTCGAGCAGGAGGGCCTGAGCCCGAACATGATTGCGGGCGAGGGCGGAAGCCCGGGCGTCGAAAGCGGCCGCGCCATCCGCGCCGAGGACGACGTGCGCAGCCGCCGCCACATCGACCCGACGCGCCGGCTGGAGAACGCGTACCTGGATGCCACGCAGCTCATCAGCGACCTGAACGACGAGTGTGCGGCGCTCGACCCCGACTACGTGGTCACCGGCCGCGCGCGCTTCGGCCGGCAGACCTTCCTGCGCACCAGCAAGTGGGCCGAGCTGGCGCTGCCCGACGGCGATGTGCGCGTGTCCATGTTCCCCATGGCCGCGCTGCCGACCACGGTGCAGGGCAAGTTCGCGGCGGTGGACGAGTGGATCCAGGGCGGCTTCGTGAGCCGGCCGCAGGCGCTCGACCTCATGGAGTTCCCCGACATCGACGCGTGGCAGCAGCTCGAGAACGCGAACCTCGACCTCGTGCGCTGGCAGATCGAGGGCCTGGTCGAGCTCGAGGAAGGCGAGCAGGCGCCCCTCCCCATCGAAAACCAGGACATCCCCATGGCCGTGAAGCTCGTGAACCAGGCCTTCCTGGTCGCCTATCGAATGCAGGCCCCGCCCCACGTGCAGCTCGGCTTCCAGACGTACTTGAGTTACGCCAAGCAGCTGATGGACAAGCTGAAGGCCGCGGAAGCCGCCCAGGCCGCGCCGCCGCCGGAGGCCATGGGCCCGGCCGCGCTTGACCCGAACGCCGCTGCCGCGGCCCAGCTGGCCGGACCCCCGGCAGGGATGGCAGCATGAGCGAGCTCGCCCCCGCCCCGTCCGCCCCTGTAACCCCCACAGCGCCCGTGGATGCCGTGGACGCGTCCACGCCTGCGCCTGACCCCGGGGCGCCGCAGAACGCCGTGCAGGCCATCCTGGCAAAGCGCGCCGCCAAGGACGCCGCCGAAGCCGCCCAGGCCCCGGCCGACACGCCCGCCGCCGCCGGCTCGAGCGAGAAGCCCGAAGCCAAGGAGGGCGAGAAGCCCGAGGCCCCCGGCACGGGCGGGCTGGCGCTCAAGCATGCCCAGCTGAAGGCGGACCACCGTAAGGTGCTGGCCGAGCGCGAAACGTTCAAGGCCGAGCTGGCCGCGGCCGCCAAGGAGCGGGACGAGCTGCGGGGCATGTGGGGCCCGGGCAAGAACCACCTGCGGGCGCTCGAGAAAGCCGTAGGCAAGCCCTTCAAGGCCATCATGGAGGACGCCGCCCGGGGCGCCTACGATGAGCGGAACGCCCTGCCGCCCGAGCAGCAAGCGAAGCTGGACGCCTTCGACCAGTGGAAGGCCGAGCAGGAGGCCGAAAAGGCGTCCAAGCAAGCCGCGGCCGCACGGGCGGAGGACGACGCGGTGGCGGACGAATTCATGGCGGCGAACGCCGAGAAGTACCCCCTATTCGCGCACTCGGGCTACGCGACCAAGGAGCTCGTGGAGCGCGCTTACGAGGAGCTGAAGGAGGGCAAACGACCGGACCTCGAGGCTATCGCCCGCCAGTGCGAGGAGCACGCGTGGACGAACCTGGAGCGGTTCTTCAGTAACCCCCCCATGATGGCCACCCTTGCCAAACGGCCTGCGGTGCGGCAACTATGGCTGCAGGCCCTTGGCCTGAGCGAGAACACTGCGGCACGCCCCGCGAGCAGTAAGTCGGGCGATAGCGACGCCGGGAATGGTCCCCGGACGCTGAGTCATACGACCACGCAGGATTCCCCGGTGCCCCCACCCTCAAGCGATGAGCCTGAGGAAGACTGGCTAGCCGGGGCCAAGGCGCGGCTCAACCAGTACAAGCAACACGGCCGCATAGGCCGCTGAATCATGTCTGCGCGAGCCGCTGAGGCTCGCTCATGGCAACCACCCAAGCTGCAGACGTCTCCTACATTTCGAAGGTCATCTACAAGGATGGCATCCAGCAGAAGCAAATCGTTCGCGATAAGCCGCTCTTGCTGGCCACGAAACACAATACGAAATTCACGTCGGCCGAAGGCATCAAGGTCCCCATCCTGTACGGGACGGGCCAGGGTGCCTCGGCCACGGTCGCGAACGCGGCGACCAACGCGTCCCCCGACGCGGGCGCTGCGTTCACGGTCACGCAGGCGACCTACTACACGAACTTCGACATCCACGGCAAGGTCGTCAGAAACGCGCTGAAGGGTAACGATGACTCGTTCTTCCTTCAGCAGCTCAAGCTGGCGATGGACAACGCCCAGGAGACGATGGGCTCGGAGCTCAATCGTCAGGCCTACGGCACGTCCGCCGGCTGGCGTGCGCGCGTGGGCGCAGTGGCGCCGTCGGGTACCACCGCCGTGCTCGCGAACCCTCAGGACGCGGTGTTCTTCGAACCGAATATGGTGGTCGTGTTCGCGGCCACTCCGACGGGCGCCATCCGCGCGGGCACGCCCGGCTGGGCCAAGATCCTGAAGGTGGACACGCAGACGGGGACGCTCACCTTCGACGGCACCATCACGGTGCTGATCACCACCCCCGGCGCGGGTGACTATATCTTCCGCCAGGGCGACGCGCAGAACGGCGCCTCGAGCGGCCTGCTCTGCTCGGGCCTGGCGGACTGGAACCCTCAGACCGTGACGGCCACCCCGTTCTTCGGCGTGGACCGCACCGCGTTCCCGAGCCGCCTCGCGGGCGTCCGGTACAACGGCTCGACCGACCCGCTCGAGACGGTGTTCATCAAGGCCATGGCTGCCGCCAAGGCCGAGGTGGGCATGGGCTTCAAGAAGGGCGACCTCTTCCTCAACCCCATCAACTTCGCCGCCGTGCAGTCGTCCAAGGAGGGCGGTCGGTGGATCACGGAGCCGAGCTCGTACGGCATCGGCATCGACAAGTTTCAGATCGGGGCGTTCAAGTTCGTCGAGGACGCGATGTGCCCCGTGAACGTCGCGTACATGCTCGCGGAAGGCGCCTACGAGCGCGCCAGCTGCGGCGACGCGCCTTACTGGAACAACTTCGATGGCGCGGACATGTGGCTCGACCGCACCACCGACCAGTACAAGGGCCAGCTGGTCCACGACGGCAACTTCATTGGGGTCCACACGCAGCAAATGATGCGCATCGACCTGCAGGCGGCCTGACCATGGCGAACTTCCTGAAAAAGGTGTTCCGGCACTACGGGCCCGACCGCGTTCAGGCCACGGCGCAGTTCACCACGGCGGGAACGGCCGCGCCGACTGCGTTCAACCTGCACGGCGTCGTGAGCGTGGTTCGCACGGGCGTGGGTCTGTTCACGGTGACGCTGATGGACGCCGCGAAGGAATACCACATCACCCTGGGCCAGCAGTCCACGCCCGCGCTGTCCGTCAACCAGGCATCCATCGGCACCATCAGCCTCACGGCTAAAACCATCCTCATCAACGTCAACGCGGCCGGCGCCGCGGCGGACACCACCGGCATCACCATCTACCTGACCGTCGTCGTTCGGACGGGCAACTGATGGACGACGAGAAGCCCAAAGGCCTCGGCCTGCTCATCGGCATCAAACCGAAGGGCGGGTCTGAGGCCGCTTCCGACGAGGAAGACGACGACGAGGACGACACGACTGCGGCGCAGGCGGTGCTGGACGCCATCAAGGCGGACGACCCGAAGGCGCTGAAGGCCGCTCTCAAGCTCTGCTACGCGGAGGAGTGAATGCTGTCGGTGCCCGTCTCGGCCATTCAGGAGCGCGTGCGGGTCCTGTGCGACCTGCCCGTGTACACCACGGACACGCCCATCACGGTGGACGTGATTCTCGACTTCGTGAAGGTCGCGACGGAGCTCCTCGCCGCCATCGTGGGCGAGGCCTCGGCGGAGCTGTACTTCGCCACCTCCGCGCAGCTCACCACGACGCCCGGTATCGAGCTGGTGTCGGTGCCAGCCGAGTTCACGAGCCTTCTGCGCGTGAGCTGGCTGAAGAGCGCGCACGAGGACATCGGCCTCGAGGTGGCGAGCGTCGACCACTTCGAGGCCTACCCGAACGCGTGGCACAACGTCGTGCCGCGCTACCGGCTCATCGGTCAGACCATCCAGCTCTTCCCGACGCCGGACGCGGCCTACACCCTGAACGTCTACTTCTCCACGGGGCTGTCGCCTACTTCGGCGGCTGACCTGCTGGTGCTGCGTGCGGGCTGGGACCTGTGGATTGGCCTACAGACGGCCATTCTGGTGCGCGCGCGTCAGCAGAAGGACGCGAGCGACTTCAGCATGCTGCTTGGTAAGGTCGAGAACGACCTGCGCCGGCAGCTCAAGCGCGATCGGTGGGGCATCCGCCGGGTGCGTGACATGCGGCGCGGGGGCGATGGGGCTGCGCCTCGTAACGGTCGGTGGTGGTGAATGGCGGGCCTTCTGCCGCCGTTCCCGTGGTCGACCACGCTGCGCAGGCCGGGCGAGATCTTCGGCTTCTGTCAGAAGGTCGCGGAGTTTCTGCGCGCCGTCAGTAAGCTCGAGATCTTGGGCGGCCACTTCGTGGAAGCCGAGTTCATCGCCACCGACGTCGCGCTCGTTCGCCACGCCCTCGGCCGGCCGTACACCGGCGCGATCGTCGTGGCGAGTAGTGACCCGTCAGTGACGCCCACGGTGACCGCGGTCGCCACGTGGGCCGCGGTGCAGCTCGAGCTGCCCGTCACGGAAGCCGTGGCGCTCGGCGCCCCTTCCGCGTTCACCGCAACGCTTCTCGTGTGGGTGTTCTAGTGCCAAGTAAGACGCAAGAGTTTGCGGCCTCGTTCACGCTCGACCTGGGCGTGGACAACACCGCGCACCCGTCCGCCGTGCAGCCCCTGGGCCCGACGGGTGCGCTCACCGCGAGCGTGAACACGCGGCTCTCGAAGACGCGTGGCGTGCCGCGCAAGAGCCCGCGCGCGGCCATCATGCTGGACCCGGCGACGCATGCGGGCTCGACCGCGGCGGGCGGCATCATCCCGTGCGGGCACGTGTCGAGCAATCTGGTGATGCGCCACAAGCGCTACGCCCCGCAGCGCATCGCGGGCACGGAGCTCGTGGCGCTGAATGTGCCGCTGGGCGGCGCGGTGGGCCTGCCGTCCCCCGGCAATCACAAGCCGTGGGCGGCGGACGTGAGCCGCGCGGGCGTGGTGCCGTTCCCCGCGCAGCACACCGCGCCAGCCATGTGCGCGAACGGCGGGTTTCTGTGGTTCGCGGCCATCCGCACCGTCTCGCCAGGTGGCGCGCTCGGCGTGCACCTGACTGTCCTCGGTCCGAACGGCGAGCTGGTCGCCATCCCCCGGACTGTCGCCGGCCTGGCCACGGGCGGCGCAGGCTCCCCGCCGTGGGTCGGGCTCACCTCACACGGCGGAAACGGCGTGCGGCTGTGGTACCGGGACGGCACCGCCACCACGGTCCTTCTGAGCACCGTGACCGTCGTGAACGGCGAAATCATCGCGACGACGCCCGTCACCGTTTACACGCCCATTGCGGCGAGCACCTGGGCGGGCACGTACGACGTCACGGCGCACGACGACAACGTTGCCTACCTGCTGACGCTCGGCGCGACCCTGGCGAGCGACCTTGCGCTCACGAAGGTCAACGTCACCACGAACGCGGTGACCAATACGACCGTGTGGGCGGCCACGGCGGCCATCTCCTCGCGCATCACCGTCAAGTCGGCTGCCATGAGCGGCGGCGTGCGGATTGCCACGGCGCACGTACTCAGCGCGGGCACCTGTGATGTGCGCCTGTGGTCCGACGCGGGTATCCCTGCCCTCCTCTTTTCCATCACGATCGGCGGCACGGTGGGCCCCGCCAACGAGCCGTTTATCGGGTTCTACCGCGACGGCGCGCTCGAGTGCGTCGTGTACGGCGTGTCAGATCCGGATGGCGCGCTCTTGTCCACGGAGTTCACGAGCACGGCGGGCATCTATTTCGAGCTGCGCAACGTGAGCACGTTCGCGCTCGTGATCACCAAAACGCTGCCGTGGGTGCGCGTGCTGTCGAGGCCGATGATGCACAGCCCCGCGGCCGGCGAGATGTATCCCCTGTTCTGCGTGCAGACGTGCTGGGACGCGCTCGAGGGCGCGACGGTCACGCAGCCTGCCTGGCTGAGTGACCCTGACGTGCGCGTGCTGCGCATCGACAACAGCACGCCCGGCAATATCGGCGTGTCGTGCGTCGGGCGGTTTGGCGTGGACACGGCGGCCATCTACCCACCCTCCGAGAACATGGACGTGATCTACAACAGTCAGGTCGCGTGCATCGAGGGCAACAAGTTCGCTTTCGCCTACGTCGAACGCCAGGTGGATTTCGACCTGCCCGCCGGCATCACGAAGTCCTCCACGGCGCGTTACGTCGAGATGGACTTCGCGCCGCGACAGCCGCGCTTCACCATCAGCGCAGACGGCGCTGCGCTGGTTGCGGGCGCCATGCCCATGGAATGGGACGGCGTCGCGTACGCCGAGATCTGCTCGCCCACGCGGCCGAAGATCGCCGTGGCCATCAGCGGCGGCTCGGGGCTGCACCCGCCGGCGGGCAATTACATCCTGTCTGCAGTCCATCAGTGGATTGACGCCGCGGGCGTACTTCACCGCAGCATGCCCGCGCAGCCGGTCCGGGTGACGATGGCGGGCGGCGCGTGGATTGTGCAGGTGAGCGCGCCGAGTCTGCTCGTGCGCGATGGGACGAACCACGAGAAGTACGAGACGGTCATCTACGTCAGCCAGGCCGGCGGCACGGTGCTTTACCGCCAGTACGCGAACGTCACATCGGCCGGAACTTTCGTGCACACGTTCAACAGCGTGCCATTCGACGTGGGCGACGCGACGCACCCGCCCATCTACTCGACCGGCGACCCGGCCGAAGAGCTGATGTCCCAGCAGCCTCCGGCGTTCTCCGACGTGGAGGTGGTGAGCGACCGGGCGTGGGGCGTCGAAGCCGAGCGTCCGGGTCGGCTCTGGTACTCGAAGTCGAAGGCCCCGGGCATCGCCTACGAGTGGAGCAGCGACTTCAAGATCGACCTGCCCGCTCGAGCCGGCCGGGCAGTCGCGGTGGTGGACCTGAACGGCAGCCCCGCGGCGCTGTGTGAGCGCGGCGTGTGGGTTATCACCGGGTCCGGTCCTGACAACGCGTTCCTGAGCGGCGGCTTCAACCCGCCCGAGCAGGTGTCAGACATCGCCTGCACCGACCGCGGGAGCGTCATCCGCACGCCGTCCGGGGTGATGTTCATCAGCAATGGGCGTTTCGTCATGGTGGGCGCAGGCGGCCAGCGCGTGTTCGAGCAGATCAACGCGTCCCAGCAGCTCGGCAACGTGTGTCCGGTGCTCTTGCGCGAGACGCACGAGGTCGTCTGGTTCAGTACGAGCGGTCAGCACATGGTCTACAACTACCAACTCGACCGCTGGAGCTGGTGGGGCACCGACACCGTGCCGGGAGTCGTGTGCGCGGCACGTGACCCCGTATCCGGCCTCGTGAACCTGGTGCGCGCATCGACCGGAGCTGTCTGGCAGCTCGACCCGCAGCTCTCGTCCCTTACGGCGCAGCTCATCTTCGAGACGGGCGACATCGTGTTTGGCGGGCCCGAAGACGACAACGTGGTGAACGAGGTGGTCTTGCGCGCGCAGTCGTACGGCTCGCACGGGGTGACGTTCACGCTCACGAACGACTACGGCCAGGGCGAGGGCTCGCCGTTCGTGCGCGCGTACACGCCCGCCGAGGTGGCCGCCTGCACCGTCAACGGCCAGTACACGCTTTCTGTGAGCCCCGGCAGCATGGCGCTTCGTGCGCTTCGGGTGGGGATCGTGGAAACGGGCGCGTTCGCGGACGGCATGGGGCCGCTGTCGCTCACCATCCAGGGCTCCCGCAACGGCGGCACCCTTCGCAGCGCGGTGCGCGCAGCCGGGAGGAAGTGATGGGACTCGGGGACAAGCTCAAAGGCGTTTGGAGCGGAATGAAGGAGGGCTACGGGAAGGCTGACCCCTTCCTTGGCCGCGTCCTTGGCTTCGACAAGAAGGACCGCGACAAGTTCAAGCCTGAGCAGCAGTACGCGGGCGGCTCCAAGGCGGCGTCCGAGGCCATGCAGGAGCGCCACGAGGCCGGCCAGGCCGCCGGCGACACGACCATGCGCGAGGGCATCGGCCGCACGAACGAGGCCGCCGACAAGGCCTCCCGCGGTTACGGGCGCCTTGCGGGCAACGCACGCAATGAGGAGCTGGCCTCGCGTGGCCGCGCGTACGACGCGAAGATGCGGACGCTCAGCAATGCCAACAAGCTGAACGACGTCGCCGGCCAGGACATGTCTCAGGACCGGCAGCGCCTGCTCGGGATGGCCGACAGCGCCGCGCGCGACTACCAGCGCACGGCGAACACTCAGCTAGCGCTGTCGCAAGACTCCACGCAGCGTCAGGCGCTCGCGCAGGGCTCACGGGGTGGCGCGGGCGGCCTTCGTGCGGCCCTGGCCGGGTCGCTGAATGCGAACCAGCAGGCGGCCAGCCAGGCGCAGATCACGAACGCGCAAGAACAAAACAGCCTCATGGACCTGAAGTCCAATCTGTACGGGAAGGCGGCCGACGTCTCCGCGAACCGGGCGAACGTGTACGGGCAAGCGGCCACCCTGTTCTCGGGTCGCGAGGACGCGGCGCGAAACAACGCGCTCGCGCAGCAGGGCGTGCAGGGTAACGCCATCGCCGGGGGCTACAACGCGCAGGCCGGCGCAGGCGCGAACGCAACGGGCGCGGGCGTGGCGACGCGCGGGCAGTACCTGGGCGCGGAGGGCTCGAAGACCGCGGCCGAGCTGGGGGCGGCGCGTGAGGCGGAGCTGCAGCGCCAGCAGAACGAGAAGCAGGCTTACACCAACAAGTGGATGCCCCTGAAGGGCCTTTTCAACGCGCCCGCGTGAGGTGGCTCCATGGATTTCAGCGGCTTCATCAAGAACAACCCCCAGATGATGGGCCAGGCGATGGGCGCGCTCGGTGGCGGGCAGCAGCCGGCCCAGGCTGCGCCGGGTGACGCGGGGCCGGGCGTCGAGCCCGTGCGCCAGCCGAAGGACACGGGCGAACACGGCTACGGGGGCTTGATGAACGTCGTGAAGACCGTGGCGAGCTTCTGGGCGGGCGGCGCCGGCGGCTTCGCGAACAACGCCGTGAGCACCGCGCAAGGTGGGCGCGGCGCACCCGCAGCCACAGCAAGCACCGCGGGCAGCGCCGACTACAGCCAGGCGGCGCAGCAGGCGGGCGGGTCTGACTGGCTCAAGAAGTTCAGCGGGGGTTACGGTGGCTGACTACTCACAGCTCTTTCGCGAGAACCCCAACCTGCTCGCCCAGGCGCTCGCGGCCGCACAGCAGTTCGGCGCGGCGGGCTCGAGCTCGCCCATGCAGCAGCCCCCGCCGGTCGAGATGGCGCCGCCGCCCCCGGTCGAGCCGCCGCCGCAGCAGGCGCCCCCTGTGCAGGCTCCTGCCCCCGCGCAGCCGCCCTTCGACCCGAGCACGATGACGCCCATGCCAGCGTCGCCCGCGCTGCAGGCCGACATCGACGCGGCGCTCGCGCAGCAGCAGGCGCAGCAGGCGCAGCCGATGCCCGCGGAGCCGCCGCCGGCAGAAGCGCCCCCCGCGCCCGCGCCTTCGGGTCAGATCGACATGCGCATCGCGGCGGACGCTGAGCGCCCGACGGGCTCGCTCGGCCGGCAGCAACAGCAGCTCCTGGACGAGTCTGTCGCGGCCGCGAACGAGACGGGTGACAGCTTCGCGCGCGAAGGCGACGCCAAGGCGCTCGCGGCCAGCGAGGCGGCGAAGGTCTACGGCACGCAGGCGGGTCTGGCAGACCGCTACGCGCGGGCGGCCGAGGCCAACTACGGTAACCACCAGGCCCGTGCCGCGCGCTACCGGCAGATGGAAGACGAGGACTTCGAGCGCTTGCAGCAGGAGCCCCCGAAGCCGGGCCACCTCAAGAGCATTTTCAATGTGATCTCCGGCATCATCGGCGCGGCGGCGGGCGGCGAGCAGGGCGCCGCGATCGGCATGCTGCGCCAGCACGTGAACCGTCAGGCCGAGGAGGACGCGCAGGAGCGCATGGCCGCGCAGAACCGGATCGAGGTCTCGGGCAAGATTCAGGATCGTATTCTGTCTGACTCTGCCAATGAGTTCGACGCGGCGGCGAAGCTGGTGGCCGGGCAATGGATCGTGGCGTCGCGGCACCTCGAGCAGATCGCGAACGAGTCGAACGTGCCGGCCTTCCGCGAGCAGGCGTTCCGGCTGTCGGTCCAGGCCAAGGACCAAGCGCGCGGGCTGCTCAAGCAGAACGTGGAGGCGCAGGTCCAGCAGGCGCACGCCGCGCAGGTTGCCGAGGCCAAGGCGCGCGCGACCGCGTCGCGTACCAAATGGGAGGACATGTCGCAGGCCGAACTCGAAGCGCTGCAGCGCGCGGGCCTGCTCCCGGCGCCTCAAGCCGAGAAGCTCGCGGACCTGCAGATCAAGCAGCGCAAGGCGTCTGGCGAGGAGGACAGCGCGGTGGCGCGCTCGAACATCAAGCAGGAGGCCGCGAAGTCGCTGCGTCTGTACGACTCGGCCGAGCGCGACGCCCAGGTGCTGCGCAACACCATCTCGAAGCTGGACGCGCAGGGCGGCAACGACGTGCCAGGTGTCGGCCCGATTGCAGGGCTCGCGGGCGACTGGCTGATCAGCGCCGAAGGCGTGCGCCTGCGCCAAGCTGCCAAGAAGGTTCTCAAGGCGCAGCTGCGCGACGAGTCGGGCGCAGCCATCAGCGACGATGAACTCGAGGCCTACCTGGACGACCGCGGCATGGGCCAGAACGCGACCAACACGGACTTTCTGGCGGGCGCCCGCGTCGCGCTGGAAGAGTTCGAGCAGAAGCGCGCCATTGCCCGCCAGGCCGCCGGCATCGGCGACGGCGCGGCCCAGCCCGAGAGCTCGAACTTCGCGGAGATCGAAGCGCGCCTGGGCGCTCGGCCGGAGGGCGCCCCCTGATGGCGTTCCTGGCCGTCATTGCGCCCGACGGACGCGCGCTCGAGCTGCCCGAGGAGAACGTCCCCGAGGCGCTCAAGCACGGCTATCGCCTGCGCGATGCAGCCGCAGCTGGCCCTGCGCCTGCGGAACCTGCGCCCGCGCCGCCGCCCACGAAGTACCTGCCGGTGATCTCCCCGGACGGCCGCAAGCTCGAGCTGCCTGAATCGAACCTACAGGCGGCCATCGCGGCGGGCTACGAGCCCGTGGTCGGCCTCGGCCAGCAGATCCGCACGGGCGCCGAGGGCCTCGCGCGCGGCGTGTCCCTGAACATCTCCGACGCCGTGCAAGCAGGCGGCGCGGGCCTCGGCACGGCCCTGGGCCACGCCCTGGCGGACGACCTCGGCCCGGGCGCCGTGCCGCGTGCAGCCGGCCCTGGCATCGACGCGCCCGCCCTCGCGACGGGCCGGGGCATGTTCGACACGGGCGCCGCGCAAGAGTCCTTGCAGGGCATCCGCACGCGCGAGACGTCCAGCCCCGTCGTCGCTGGGGTGACCGGCGTCGCGGGCGCTGTGCTGCCTGCGCTGCTGTCTGGCGGCACGTCGGCCGCCTCCTCGGCCGCGGCGCTCACGCCTGCGGGCTACGCAAGCCTGCTAGGCGCCCGCGTGCAGGCGCACCTGGCTGGGAAGGCGGGGATAGGCGCCCTGGGCCGCGTCGGGGCCCTGGCGGCCGGCGGCGCGGTGGAGAACGCAGCGCAGAGCGCGACGCAGCGCGTGGTGGACGACCTGATCGCGGGCGACCACGAGATCAGCGCCGAGCGCATGCTGTCAGGTCTCGGCGGTGTGCTGGGCGACGCGGCCCTGGGCGCGCTCACCGGCGGCGTCCTTGGCGGCGCCATCGAGGGCGGGCAAAAGGCCTACGGCGCGGTCCGCGGGCAGCTCGCACGCCGTGCCGCTGGGCAGGCAGCCGGACAGGCGGCCGAGGCTGCTGCGCCTTCGCTCACGTGGGACCTGACGCTCGAGCCGGCCCAGGCGGCCGAGGCGGCCGGGCCGCTCTTGGCGAAGGACCTGCCCACGATCGCGGACAACTCGAACTCGTCCATCGTACAGGCGGCGCGCGGGTCCGTGGACGGCTTCGAGGACGTGCAGCAGGGCGCCACGCGCGCCATCCGCGACGACTACGACGAGATCCTGAAGATGCGCGCCGAGGTGGATGGAAGCGCGAACATCGGGGCGAAGCGCGCGGACGCCATCGAGTACAAGGGTACGCCCGAGGAGCTGGCGAGAGCACGCGAAGGCGTCAACAGGATGCTGGACGAGACCGAGGTCGCCATCAAGACGACCACGGAGCTCGATGGTTTCAAAGCGGCGCTCGACCACGGCGGCGGCCTCACTGCTTTCAAGCGCGTTGAGTCTGCCGTGAACGAGGCGCGGCAGATCATCAACCAGAAGTTGGACGAGGGCGAGCTGGGCTACGCGTTCATGATCGCGGACGACCTGAAGCGCATCACGGGCCGCTCCCAGAACACGCCGAACTCGATCGCGAAGCAGAAGCTCCGGGACCTGTATGACCGCATCCTGAAGCCAGGAGGCGAGAGCGAGGCTACGTGGGGCCAGCTCGCGGTGAATCAGAAGAAGGTCAACCCTGCGTGGACGGAATCGATCCGGCGCGACCAGGACGACCTGCTGCGCCCGTTCTCCCGCGTCTCGGGCGAGCCGCCCCCCGGTCGCTGGGACAACTTGCGGCAGTCGAACAGCGACACGATCGGCTCATTCCTGAACGGCCTCGGCAAGGCGGAGACCGAGGCGACCGAGGAGGCATTTCGGCGGCACCTGCGCGCCGCCGTCCTGGACGCGCAGACCCGCGCCCAGGTGTGGGGCTCGGCCTCCGACATCAAGCGCGCCGCGAAGATGACGGCCGCGGTCGAGCGCATCGAGAACCGCATGAACGCCGTGGCCTTCGCCGCCAAGGACAAGAAGGCCTGGGAGAAGGTCATGAAGTACGCGCCCGGCTCCGCCGGTGGCGTGCTGCAGGGCGTGGCGAAGCTCGGCCAGCTCACGCTCAGCCCCATCCAGCGCATGGCGGACGCTGCGGTCAAGCAGCAGGTCGCCGTCGAAAGCGCCGCCAAGGGCGTGAGCGAGGTGCTTTTGGGCGCAGGCTCCCCGCGGGCCCTGAAAGCCGCCATCGCCACCAATCGCGTCCAGGGCGCGGTCAGCCAGGCCCGCGCGCTGCAGGACCCGCAGTCGGCAGAGTCGGGCCGTCTGCGGCAGGCCGCGCTCGAGCTCGCCCACGATGACCCGGCCTTCGCGCAGGTCATGGAGGCGAAGCAGCGCCAGCAGGCCGGCTTCATCGCGCAGAAGGCGGGCCCCGCCATGGACGACGGCGACCCGTTCGCCAAGGGCCCCGCCCCCATGGACCCGGTGTCTGCGGCGCAGCTCGCCCGCTACGTGGACGCGACAGACGACCCGGGCGGCGCGCTCACGCGGGTCAGCCAGGGCCTGGGCACGGCCGAGGACCTGGAGGTCCTGCAGACGCTCTACCCCCGGATGTACGACACGTTCGTGAAGCTCGTGAACGAGCGGCTGGCGCGCACCAAGACGCCGCCCACGCCCGCGCAGCGCCAGCAGCTGCACCGCGCGACGGGCATCCCCATGGGGCGTGAACAGCAGCCCGACGCGCTTCTGTTCCTGCAGCAGGTCGGCAACGCACCGGGCGAGGAAATGCCCGCCCCGAAGGGCGGCAAGAGCATGCAGATCGACCCCGACGAGCACTACGGCCCGCGTAGCGACCAGATCTTGGGAGGCGACTGAGCCATGTCGACCGCCCGCGCCATCACCCCGCAGCAAGCAGCCGCCGAGCTCGGCCGGCGCGCTCGAGCGCACCTGTGCCTGGTGCGCGAGACCCCCGAGTTCAAGGCGTGGGTCGCGGAGGACATTGACGCGGGCATGCACCCGAAGCAGCGCGAGGCGGCGCAGCACCCGGCGCGCTTCAAGGCGCTCTGCTGCTCGCGCCGTGCGGGCAAGACGAGCGTCGTGGCGCGGGAGATTGTGAAGGCGCTGCAGAACGCGAAGCGCAAGCAGTGGGTGCTCTTCATCGCGCCCACGCTCGACATCGGCAAGGACTTGATCTGGGCCGAGCTCGAGGAGCTGCACGACCACTACCAGCTCGGCTGGACGATGCGCGAGGACCGCGGGTACATCGAGACGCCCGCCGGCGCGAAGTTCAGGATCGTGGGCCTCGACAAGCTCAAGCAGGTGGCGAAGCTGCGCGGCTACGACGTCGTGTTGTTCGTCACGGACGAGACGCAGACGTACGAGCACCTGCTGCAGCCGCTCATCGATGCCGTCTCGCCCTCGCTCACGGGCCGGCGCGGCACGTGGATCTCGGCGGGCACGCCCGGGCCTGCGCTGCGCGGCTTCTGGTACGACGTGTGCCACGGCGGCGAGGGCTTCACTGCGTTTCACTGGACGGTTCTGGACAACACGAAGAACCCCCGCCCCGGCGCGGAGGTGCTGCGCGAGGAGCGCGAGCGGCGCGGCTGGAACGAGGACCACCCCACCTACCGCCGCGAGTGGATGGGCGAATGGGTCGAGGACGCGAATTTTCTCGTGTGCGAGTACTCGAGCGAGCGGAACAGCATCGCGGAGCTGCCCGCGGACTACGGACTGCACTGGAAGCACGTGATCGGCATCGACTACGGCTACGTAGACCCCTGCGCGTGGGTGGTGCTCGCGCTCGACCCGTACTCGCGGCGCACGGTCGTCGTCCACAACGAAGAGCAGGCGCGCCTCACGAACGACCAGGCGGCCGACATCACGCGCGGCCTCGTCGTTCGCTACGGCACCACCAACGTCGTGTGCGACCCGGCGGGCGGCGGAAAGCCGTTCTTCGAGCTGTTCAATGCGCGGTTTGGTAAGCAGCTCGGGTGCACCATCCGCCCCGCGGACAAGGTGAACCTGCTCGGCAGCATCAGCCTGCTCAACACGGAGCTCCGCTGCGTGGTCGTGCTCGATCCGTCGCCCGGAGCCATCGACGCGACGCCCCGTAAGGTTGGCCGCATGACGGTGGTGGCGCGCGAGGCGACGAACCTGGTGCACCAGCTCGGCATCCTGCGCTGGAAGGACGACCGGCACGAGGCCGTGCTCGAGGGCGTCTTGTACCCCGACCACAGCGTGGACGCGCTCAGGTACGCGCTCATCGAGATTGCACCCTGGGCGGTGAAGCAGAAGCCGGGCGACAAGACGCCCGAACAACGTGCGCGGGAAGAGCGCGCCAAACGACAGCAGAAGCAGCAGGCCCGCCAGTGGTGGGATCGGGAGAGGTGACCATGGGAACCCATTCAGAAAAGGCCGCGGCGATTTCGGGGCCCATCATCCGGGCCAACGCGCTCGGCGTGCTCACGGCAGACCCGACGGGCAACAGCGGCACGATGCGCTACGCGGTGACGACCGCTTCGCAAGGCGTGCCTTTGCCCGTGGCCGTGGGCGACCCGCAGAAAAAGAGCACGATCGGCTCGCGCTTTTTGTGGGTCCTCGCTGCGGGCTGCAATGTGCAGCTGTCGCACGGTGAGGGGTCTGCGCCCACGCTCGTGTTCAACCAGCTGTCAGCGTTTGGCGTGGGCCACGTGGCCGCGGGACCCACGCTCGTGAACGGCACGGCGCGCGAGTACGTGGTGCCCACGAGCGCAACGCACCTCGCGTTCATCGGCGACGCGGCGGGGTTCATCGAGTTCTACGTGAGCGACGGACAGGGGCGGCCGTGAACACGCAGGGGGACGCATGACCAGGCGACCACGAGGCGGCAGCAACTCGCGCAGCGTGCGCGGCGGCGGGCCCAGCGGTGGAGGCCTCACGCCGCCGCCTCCTACGACCGAAGCGCCCGAACTCATTCCCGACCTGGCCGCCTGGTACGACTCGCGCACCGACGCGTATTTCGCGCTGAGCGGCGCGAACGTCACGGCGTGGATGTCCCGCGCAGGGTCGCTGGGCGCGGCGCCCCTGGCGCAGGGCACAGGGAGTAACCAGCCGCCGCGCGCCACGGGCGTGGGCGCCCTCAACGGCCAGCAGTCCGTGCAGTTTGACACCCCGTTTTTCCTGCAGGGCGCGGTCGCGGCGGACTGGCCGTTTTTTCACGACAACACCGGCGCCACGATCGTCACGGTCGAGTATGTCGACAGTACGGGCGGGGCCAACCAGTACGTCATCAGCACCTATGCCGGCTCCGCCGCGACGGCGGGCGTCATTCATCAGATGCGGGTCGGGTCGTTCAGCCCGCAAATCGGCAACGGCTCCGGCACGCTTCAGCAGGCGTGGACGAATCTGACGGCCACGCACTTCGCGCGGAACGTGGCGCGCTGGCGCGCGTGGGCGTACGGGGCAGGTGTGCAGACCAGCCGAGTCAGCAGCAGCGCGCTGACGAACCCCGATACGGTCGGCCAAACGCCGTCCGCGGCTGCGCCTCTGAATGCGCTGCGCGTCGGGCACAACGGCTCGCCCCTCAAGGGCTACCTTCCCCAGATCGTGATCTACAAGCGCGTGATCACGCTGGCTGAGAGCAACTCGCTCGGCGCGTTTTTCGCGCCCATCTACGGAGTCGCACCATGAAACAGTTGACCGGCCTCACGCCCGCGATGACAGACCAGCGCGACGCGTTCGACGTGCTGGAGGGCTTGCCCAAGAAGGCCGACAACATCGGCGCAGCGCTCGCGCCGTACGTCCCCGACGTCTACTACGAGGGCGCGATCGGCTGGACCGGCCATGCATTCTCCGTGAACGAGCTGACCGACCCGGAGACGGGCGAGCCCACGGGCGAAGCCGTCATCTACGTCCCCGACGAGCTCGCCGCCGCCTACCCCGACGGCACCGTGGTGGAGCTGCCCGACGGGCGGTTCGTAACGATCGACCTGTCGGGCGCCATCGACGTTCTGACCCAAGGAGGAGGAGCTCCCATGCAAGTGTTCACAGGATTCGACGGGCAGCCCGTCTGGGTGCGCTCCGTGCGCGTGGCGCTCGTGCACGAAGACGTCGCCCTGGGCGGCACGCAGGTGTTCTTCCCGGGCGGGGAGGACCCGGCGCTCGTAACCGAGTCGTTCGCCGCGGTGGTGACCGCGCTGCAGCCGGAGCTCATGATCGGCCTACTCGTGCTGACCGCTGAGGAGGGCTTGATCGCCATCAATCCCCGCTACGTGCTGGCGGTCAGCCAGGCCGCGGGAGGCGGCGCGCGGGTGTCCATGTCGGGCGCGCGTGAGTTTGACGTGAGCCAGACCCTGGGCGACGTGGTCAGCGCGCTGCAGCTGTAGGCGCGCTTGACGTCGCGGCGCGCGCGGTGCGAGGCTGGTGGCGGCGCTTGAGTCGACGGCGGCCACGGTAACAGGGCCCGACGCTGCCAATGGGCAGGCCTGTGACAGCCGGGAGAGACCGGCGCTAGTTCACCAGCCAGCGCGCAGCACGCCTCGGCAGCGGCGCCACTGCCTCGCGGGCCGGCTCGAGCGCGCCCAGCAGCGCAGGCACGCGTCCCCGGCAGCGCGCGCACCACTCCACGCTGATGCCCGCCACGAGCGCATCCGTGCCCGCCCAGACGGGCTCGACGGGGCTGGTGCAGTAGGCGCAGTGGGCTCGTGCCATGCCGCAAGGGTGCAACATCACCTGCAGGGGCGCAATGTTGACACCGTTTACATGGCCGGTTCAGGCGTCGCTCTTGTCGGGCATCACGCCGTCCTCGGCCTCCAGGGCGTCGCGCGTTTCGAGCAGGTCCGGCGGGCCCTCGAAGCGGCCGCAGTCGCACGTGACGAGCTGGCGGGGGTCCTGGCCGTAGGTGACGAGGCCGGGCCCCGTCGAATCCATCCCGTGCACGAGGCGCACGGTGCCGTCGTCGCACATGCACGGTGCGTAGCCGCAGCTCACGCATTCGGCAGAGCGCTCCATTGCCGCAAGCCGCTCCAGCTGAGCGATCTCGCCGGGGGCGGCCGCACGTACGTAGTCGATCAGGAAGTTGCCGGGCGCTGCCAGGGCGTCTTCGATGTCCCGGGCGGCGTCCTGGTAGGCCACGGCCCGCCCGTCGTCGTAGGCGTTGCGCTGAGTCCCCGGGCGGTTGCGCAGCTCGGCAGCGCGCGCTGCGTTCGCGGTCGCCACCTCCCGCACGCGCTCCACGGTCGCCAGGGCGGCGTCGCGCTCGGCGGTGAGGTCCTGCGCGTGGTCCGCGTAGGCTTGGCTGCACGTCTCTTCCCAGTTCGCGACCTTCGCCGCGAGCTGGTCGCGCTCGTCCTCCAGGCTGTCGATGAGGGCCAGCTCCTTGCGGGCCTGCTCGCGGTCGGCGTCCAGCGCGGCCTGAAGCTCAGCCACGCGGGCGCGCTGGGCGGCGAGCTCGGCCTGGGCGTCGAGCAGCTCGATGGCCTCGTCCGTGCCCAGCCGCTCGAACAGCAACTGCTGGTCGACGTCGTTGTACGAGGCCCGCAGCCGGTTCGCGAACAGCCTCATCTCCGCCAGCTTCGCCTCATCCATGCTCGCCTCCCTCGCCCCGCTCGGGCCCTGTGCTGGTGGCGGGCGGCCGAGCGGTCGCCTCTTCACGCGCCTGCTGCCAGCGCATGAACTCGACGATCTCGTCGTCGGTCATGTAGTCCCAGATGACCGGGTAATCGCGTCGCGCTCGTCGCTCCTCCATCGCCATCACCTACCCCTCGCTGTCGCCATGTGCACACACGCCATGTAGACAGCAGCAACATCCGTCCCCCCGAAGCAGCTCACCGCAACAACCCCAGCGCTCGCACGAGCGCCCTGCGGCTCACCAGCGGGCACTCGCCGCTCGGGCACGGCGGCAGGTCGTCGGTGCACCAGCACGGGCCCTTGGCGCAGCACCTCACGCACGCGCTCGAGCGTGGCCACGGCGGCAGCGTGCGCGAGCTCGGCACGCTCGGCGCGGGCCTTGAGGCGGGCAGCACGGGCGGACCGCTCCTTGGCGCGTGGGTCTCTCACGGGCTCGCCGGCCGGCAGTACGCGAGGCCCCGTGGTACGAGCCGGAGGTGCCGGCGCGGGCGAGCGGCCTCGAGCGGCTCAGGTACAGGTGGTGCACCGTTGCACCAATCGTACTCGGCGTCTCCGAAAACACATGCGATCGCGCTGCGTTGCGCGGCACTCCGCGCGTCTTCGTAATGCGCAGGTCGTGTGTTCGAGTCACATTCCGGGCTCTCCAATGATTCCGACACTTTAGGCCTCCTTCGGGAGGCCTTTTTTTTGACCCCCGCGTGCACCAGCGTGCACCATTTCACTCCCGGCTCTTCTGCAGCTTGAGCGCTGCTTTGCTCTCCTTCGAAGCGCGCCGGTTCAGGATGCCGAGCGAGCGCATGTAGTGCTCCGTGGCCGAGCTATCGAGGTGGCCGAGCTGCGACTGCACCTCTTCGCGCGACCATGCCCGGCCGCCCGTGAACAGGTCCGAGCCGAGCAGGAGGTGGCTCGCGAGCGTGTGCTTGAGCGCGTACAGGGGCACCTCGCGCGTGATGCCCATCTTGTGCCGCAGGCCGCGCTGCACCGAGACCTCGTCGGCCTTGGTGGTCGCCACGACCCGGCCGTCTACCTGCTTGCGGCGGCGCTGCTTGAACTTCTTGTCCGACCAGCCGCCGTCGTAGCCGCGGGCGAACACGCCGCCGTCGGGGTTGCGGAACACGAGCCCCGTCTCGCGCCGGCCGCAGAACAGGTGCCACTCGCGCAGGGCCGCCATCAGCTGGGGTAGCGCGTGCACCGTGTAGTCGCGGGCCTCCTGCTTCGAGGTCTTCGTGCTGGTGAAGCGAATCGACTCGGCGGCCCAGTCCACGCGGTCCCAGGTCAGTCGCCACAGGTCCGAGGGGCGGCAGCCGGCGAACATCAGCACCATGAACTTCGCCCAGGCCTCGAGCGGGATGACGGGCCGGGCGTCCATCACGCGCTTGGCCTCGCCCTCGCGGAGGTAGTCGAGCGCCCGGCGGTTACTCTTCGGCTTCACGTCCGTGCTGTCGCCGATGGTGACGTGCTCGGCGGGGTTGTGCGTGACGTACCTACGCGTGGGCATGCGTCCCCAGCGGTAGACGCGGCGCAGCAGGGACAGCGCGCTGTGCAGGGTGCCGCGCGTCGGCAGCTCGCCCGCGCTCGGCCCCGCGGCGATGGGCGTCCGGGCCATGCCGTCGAGCCACACGCGCACGTCGTCCTCGGTGACCTGGGTGGCGGGCAGGTCGGCCCACTCGGCGGTCAGCACCCGGGCCCGCCAACGGTCCTCGTCCCACTCCTTGCCCGTCTCCTTCAGGCACAGGTCGCCGAGCTGGCGCACCGTGAGAATGCCCGGGTCTACGCGAACGGGCTCGCCCTTCTGCGCGAGCGCCTTGAAGTGCGCGTGGCGCATGGCCACGGCCTCGTCCAGGGTGTCGCACGTGCCGAGCGTCACCTTCTTGCCGCCGATGCGTACAAGGGGGTCGTACTTGCGGGTCCCGTCTGACAGCACGCGCTCGCGGATGCCGCGAGGCTTCTTGGGCGCGGTCTTCTTGCGCGGCATCAAACCCCCAGCTTCTTGTGCCGCAGCGCCACCCGGGCCTCGGCCTCGGCGGTGGTCGGCCCGGCCCGGCTGATGGCGCGGCGTGCGTTGTCCTCGGACTGGGCCAGCTTGCGCTTTTCAGTCTGCGCCAGCTGCTCGAGGGCGGCGGTGTGGCGCGCCATCAAGCCGAGCATGCGCTCGAACGCGTCGCGGGGAATCGCCACCAGGTCGTCCTTTTTCGCAGCTTCACCCATCGCCGGCCTCCTCCATCAGGCGCCGCTCGCGCCGCTCAGCGTCGCGACAGCACACGGACCAGAACTCGACCTCGTGGGCCAGCTTCGCCAGCCGCACGGCCAGCGCCTCGAGCACGTCGCGCGACCCGGCCAGGCCGCACACGCAGGCCCAGTCCGCGTGCGTGCGGTCGGTGTGCATGGCGGCGCCGCAGTGCGGGCAGGTCATGGCTCGCCGCCCTCAGCAGGCTTCGCGGCGGCCACGCGCTGCTCGGCGGCGGCGCACAGGTCGCGGATGCCGCTGAGCAGGTAGCCGCCGAGCGTGTGGTGCGGCTCGACTTCCCAGCGCTCGGTCAGCGCCCGCAGCTCGGCCACCGGCACAGCCGCGCCGCCGCCGCGCAGGACCAGGGCGAACTCCTCCACGACCTCGCGCGGCACCGCCACCGGCACCGCCTCGGCGGCGAGGGCGTCCACGCACTCCCGCAGCGTGTCGCGCTCGAGCGCCACCTGGTAGGCGTCCAGCTTCGTGCGGCGCAGGTCCTCCTCGAGCTCGGCGCAGCGCGCCTGCAGCGTGCGCACCTCGTCCTCGAGCAGCTCGGCCTGCCTCTCGGCGTCACGAACGTCGGGGTCATGACTGACCACGTCCAGGACGTTGTGGGGGCTCACCTCGCGTTTGACGCGGACGATATCGCCTTCCCGAACGATGTACACGCCATCATCGAAGCCGACCACCTCCCCGGTGAACGTGTAGTCGCTGCCATCCTGCTGGGCGCGCACCCACGTACCAGTCGGAGCGGCGCCAGACAGCGCGCACTCGAGGCTGACTCTGTACGCGCTCATCGCCCGCCCCTGTGCAGCTCCGCGTCCACGGCCGACATCACCTCGTCGGGCAGCCCCGCCGGGTGCCGCTGCGTGCCCGCCTCGTCCTCGCCCAGGCACCAGTACGCGACGCCGTGCAGCCACGTCGCGCTACGCCGGCGATGCTCGCTGAACGTGCGCACCAGGTAGGTGGCGCCGTCGTGCTCGACCGCCACGAACGCCCGGCGGGCCGTGTCGTCGTCGCACTCGTCGTAGTCGATGCTGATGACTTCCGTGTTCACGCTGCCTCCGTGCTGTCGTCGCTAGTGGCGTGCTCGTTCGCGGGCTCATCGCTGGGCCCGTCGTAGCCGGCCGGGGCGTCGTCGCCCGCAACCCAGCCGCCGCCCTCGCTGCTCGTGTCCTTCGCCTCGGCCAACGCTCGCTCAGCTGCTGCCGCCTCGGCCTCGCGCGCCTCCTTGGCTTTGCGGGCCTGACGGCGAGCCAGCAGGTAGGTGCCCCACTCGATCTGGAGCGCGGACATCTTGTGGCCGTTCTCCGCCATCATCTTCTCGAGCAGCGGGCCGGGAAGGTCTTCCCAGCGCTTGCCCTTCCACTGCCCGTTGCTCTGCACCGTGGGGCAAGCGCCGAGCACCGGCGTCGCGATGCCGTACTCGTCGGGCCTACCAGTCCTCGTGGACGATGGGGTAGAGGTCATCCCACGAGTCGTCTGCCCACGGGTCTGGGTGCTCGAAGTCGTCGAACGCGTCGTCCCAGGCTGGTCGCCGTCCAAAGGGCGCGTGGGCTCCTGCGCGGGCCGCTCAGTCATGGGGGCGCCCTCGTTGAGCCACTTCGTGAGCGTCTCGGCCACGTTCTTCCCGGGCCGGCTGATGACCGCATTGTCGAGCGTCGAACAGCGCGACTTGCTCACCACCAGGTTGTGCTGGAGGTCCATCTCACCCACGAGCGTGAACTCGTACTCAAGCCCGTCGCGCTGGATGGGCGCCATGCCGATCTTCTCGGGCGTCTTCTTCCCGTTGGGACCCTCCTGGAGCACGTACTCGGTTTTCGAGCGCATGGTCACGATGAGGTGGGCCGAGCACCGGATCATCGCGTCCACGAGCGAGTTGTGCTCGGGCGTGACGTCGCGCCACGCGGTGTAGCTGTTGCCCGACTTCGAACGCCGGGCGGCGTTGTCCACCATCGCCAGCGCCCCGTCCTTGCCCATCCACGCGTGTGAGAGCGAGTCGATGACGATGACGTCGTAGCCGGCCTGTTCGGCCGCGTGGATGGCCTCCACGTAGGTCCGTGGCGCGAACGTATCGAGGTTCAGGACGTCGAACTCGGCCGCGTCGCCCGCGTAGAGCGAGGCGCTGCCGTGCTCGCTGTCGATCACAGCGATGCGCTTGCCGAGGTACTTTGCGAGGGTAAGAGCCGTCCAGGTCTTCCCGCTGCCGCTCACGCCGATCAACGCCAACCGAAGCTTGGACTGTTGACGGGTCGCCTTCTTGAACGTGAGGTTCATGGGATTCACCGAATCGTCAGGATGTGGTTGGTTGCGACGCGCGTCCCGGGCACGCACTCGCCGCTGTTCTTGTAGGCCGCGAGCACGGCCTTCGTGTCGATCCTGGTCTCCACCTTGAGAGTGGTGAACTCCTCCGGCACCGCCTCGGCGTTCTCAACGACCACGCTCTCCCGCTCGGAGAGCGACAGCGTGAACGCGGGGCACTTCACGCGCGTCAGGCCAGCGCTGACCATGCTGGTGCGGATGTACTCGCGCAGGCGCTCCTCGTTGTTCTCGAGCGAGCGGCGGCGGTCGGCCAGGCGCTTCTCCTCGGCACGCAGCAACTCCTGGTCGCCCTTGAGGTTGCGCAGGACGGCGGCGATGCGCTCCGCCTTGACGTCGATGGCGTCGTCGATGGCCGCGAGCGCGTCGCCCACGTCCTCGCCGTCCTCGGCGCGAGCCTGGAGCGCGGCGTACTCGCCAGTGAGCTGGTAGAGGGGAGCGCTCATTCTGCCGCCTCCTCCACCTGCGCCTGGACATCCGCGCGCGCGGGCAGCGTGGGCGCCACCTCGGCCAGCAGCGTCAGGTAGGGCGCCAGCTGCTCGAGCAGCGTGGTCACGCGCTCGCGGTGCAGGTACACGGCGGTGCCGAAGTGCCGGTCGTTCAGCAGCACGTCCACGCACTCGCCCAGCTCACGCAGCACCGCGTACGCCGTGCGCTCGGCCACGCGTGCGTTGTGTTCCTCGACCTGCTCGCGCATCTCTTCCTTGATCTGCTCCGCTGATTTCATCTCGCTACTCCTCGCTCAGTGAAAATCGACCGCGCCGCCGTCCGCGGCCATCGCGAACGCCTTGCGAAAGTCGTTGTAGATTTCGAGGTACTCGCCGCCCTTCGCCTCGGCCTTTGCCTGATGCTCCACGAAGTCAGTGAGCAGCTTGCGGGCCACGTCGCCGGCGATGACGCCTTCGCAGTCGCTGAAGCTGACGAGCTCCCAGAAAGGGCCCGAAGTAGCCGCCCACGCCGCGGACAGGCTTTCGAAGCCGGCGACCTCGGTCGCGAGCCACTCGCGCCAGCGGCCGTAACCCCTGTACGAGCCGGCGCGGAAGTGGAGCTTCTCCGCGTACGAGTACACGCGGTCTTTGTCGATGCTGCCCGCGCGCCCGGGAAAGTCGGGGTTCGGGCACAACATGGACTCGACCTTGTAGTCGTAGTCCTCATCGTCGATGCTGCCCGCGCGCTCGTCCTTTAGCTGCCTGTACGCCGTGATGTCCAGTCCCATCGCCCTCACCACCCTTCGCTTTCACTGATGGCCACTGGCCTACCGTCGCCCTCGAGCGCCTCACGCTCGCGGTGATCCTCGTCCACGCACGCCGGACACACGCGCTCGCCCTCGACGGGCTCGAGCACCTCCGCGCGCGTCACGACGCCGCACCACGCGCAGGCGTAGTGCTTGAGCACCTTCGCGAAGGCGTCGCGCGTCTGCGCGGGCAGCGGCTTGCGCGCGGCGGTCATGTCGTCCGCCTTCCCAGGAGCGTGCCCTCGGCGCGGTAGCCCTCGCCTGTCGCGCCCTCCTGGTCCCACAAGATCCGCGGCACCGTGGCAGCGTCGAGTCTGTGGAACAGGTGGAGCACGTAGCTGTGCGCGTTGAGCCACGCGCTCGCGGGCGGCAGGAGCTGCACGAACACGCGATCAGCGAAGCCGAACTCGTCGCGCACGAGCACGAGGTCCGCCCACGAAGGCAGCCGGTTCGCACGCGACACGCTCAGGTGCAGCCAGTGACCGGCCTCGGCGTGCGGGCTGCCCACGCCGTCGAACAAGTCGACTGAGAGCATGGCGCGCAGCGGGTCGTGGCCCTTGCGTACCCATCGCCCGAGATCGGCAGCGTCAGGGCCCATGTAGTCGACGCCTGCCGCGTCGCGAGCACGCGACCACCTCGGGTGCTTCGGCATCAGGTCCGCGTAGTTCATGCTGCCCTCTGTGCGTCGAGCACGTACGCGCGCCCGTCCAGCACCGCTGCGGCCAGCGCGTGCTCGGCCTCGGCACGCAGCGCATCCGCCGCCTGACGGCCCAGCGCGTCCGAGATCGGCCACTCGCCCAGCACCTCGATGCGCGCGTCGCCGGCGCGGTCTTCCCAGGCCTGCACGTCCACGTAAGCCACCTGTTCGCCCCGCTTGAGCTCGAGGCGGTAGCTATAGTCGCCAATGTCGCAACCAGCGGAGGGGCGAACGTGCCAGTGGGGCGCTGCGGGGTTCATGCCAATGACATTTTCATGCCAGTGGCATGATGTCAAATGGCATGTTTGCCACGTGTTCTAAACGGTCGCCGTCATGCGAGAATCTGCACATCGGAGGACGACGATGAGGCCTGTTTATGTGGCGCTACTGACCATGTTTCTCGGCGCCTGCCAGCCGAAGACCACGTCTGGTGGCATCGAGGTGTACGAGTCCGTCTGGGAACGGACCGACCGCGACCTGCGCTACCGCGCCGGCATGGAGCTCGGCTGCGACCCGGAAGACGTCGAACTCACGCTCGTGCAGCGGCAGGGCAAATTCCCCACCGTCGTGCACGCTGCTGGGTGCGGGTCGCAAGCGCTCTACAGCCGCCAACTGCGGCGCAGCCATGGCAAGTACACGGACAAGAACTCGACGTGGGAAGTCGAGTCGAAAGGCCCCGTTCGGTAACGATCAGGCCCGGCGTCGGCGCCGAAGCTTCAGGCGCGGCCGCACGCACATGGGGCCGAGTGCCCCAAACGCGCACGCGAGGCGCAGGCATGCAAGGGGCTCGCTGCTTCGGCCCTCGCACCGCAGGAGCTCGCCGCAGACGAGCAACCACACCTCGCGTTCCCAGCCTGGGCGTTCAACGTCGTAGTACAACGCCCCGCCCCGCAGCTTGGCGGGTCCCACGGACGGGTGAGGCCACAGCCTCGCGGCCATAAGCGCGTCCTCTGCCGCAAGCGGCAGCTGCAAGCCAGTTTTCCCCAAAAACTGGCTAACCAAAGCCCGGTCAGCGTCCCCCATGCCGGGGGCAAGAATACACACCGGTAGTGCTTTGCCTACCCCTAATCGCCGCCGTCACTGTCCCGTTCGGCCTTTTGTGTGGCGGTCGGGCTTCGCTTGCGTTTCAGCCTCGCGTTGATTTCCTCGGCCTTGGCAAGGCCGCGCTCGAACTCCGCATATGTGATCCGCTTGCGCATCACGTGCAAAATACCCTCGTAAAATGCAGAGTTGGGCTCGCCGCCATCTGGAACGAGAAACGACGCGAGCGCGAGCCGCTCCCCTTCGGTGATGTCCTCACCTGCGGGTGAGTCGAGGAACTCACGCCACCCGCTGAACACGGGTTCCTTGCCCAGGTACTCCTTGTAGGACTTCGGCGCGCGCGCATCGTAGAAGTACGCGCGGCGGATGCGCAGCGCCGCGATGGCCTTGTCGATGGTCTCCGCGCCGACCTCTCGCTCGCGGCGATAGATGCGCGAGAGGTAGCCCTGGTTGACGTTCACGCGCTTCGCCACTGCCGTCACCCACCCGTGTGCCGGCGCACCTTCCTCGCCGCCCAGCTCCTCAATCAGCTGTAGATACCTGCGCCGCGCGCGTTCTGTGGCCTCTGTCACAGGCTGGCTAGTTGCACGATTAGACTTGACGGGGGGCACAGACATATTTATGCCAATGGCATGAATCGAAGGGATCGCGCCGCTCTCAACCGATTGCGCCAATGGCACAAGGACTTAGGCATATCCAAGTCCGGGCTGGCTGCGCTGGTGGGGGTGGACCAGTCGTTCATGTCGCGCGTGCTGGCGGGGGCCAGGGGTGTGGGCTTGGCCACCGCAGAGAAGATCGAGCGCGCGTCTAAGCCGTGGAAACATGGGCCGATCCTGCGCACTGAGTGGTCATGCCATTGGCATACAGGCCTACCCGCAGAGAGTCAACCGAGCGCCTCTGTTCAGCGTGAGGCCTCGTGAAGTCCCCCCGCGCAAGCTCACCCGGGCGCACGGCGCCCCCCGCCCGGCGTCCGGGTGGGCATGCGCCCTTCTATGGCCTGGCAATCACGCCAGGCCTGTCCCTGCGTGCTGCTTTACGTGACGCCGACGCTGTGCGGTGCGCGGGGGCTGTGACGCACGCAGGGGCTTCTTTCGCGGTGCGTCGGACGCTGGTGTTCGACGTACACGAAGCCCGGTCGTGCGCGTTTCCTCTTGGGCGCGTGCGGCCGGGCGTCTTCCTACGTCGCGTGCACATCAGGAACGCGGTCGAGGTCTACAGCCTGCGCGTGTCGCTGTTTCGTCGGGCCGTTGTCAGCGCGCGTTGAGCGCGCACGAGGGGGTGGGGTTGTGCAGGCAGCGCTTCTGAGCAGCGTGAGGATGGACTGGTGCACGCCGGACGACGTGCTCGAGCGTGTGCGCTTCGTGGGCGGCATCTCGCTCGACCCGTGCACGACGCTCGAGAATCCGTGCAACGCGTCCGTGTTCTACGCGCTCGAGCGCGGTCAGGATGGCCTGCTGCTCGACTGGCACACGGGCGGTAGTGGGCTCGCCTACGTGAACCCGCCCTACGGGCGCACGCTGCCTCTGTGGGTGGCGAAGGCCATGCGCGAGGCGAATGACTTGCGCGAGGTCATCCTGCTCGTACCTGCGCGCACGGACACGCGCTGGTGGGGCTGGGCGTTCGACGCCTGCCAATCCGTCGCGCTCTGGCGCGGCCGGCTCACGTTCAGGGGAGCCCCGGCGCCGTCGCCGTTCCCCAGCTGCCTGTTCTACTTCGGCGACCGGGCGAGGGCGTTCAAGCGCTCGTTCGCTGATCGGGCGCGCGTGCTGCCAGGAGGCAAGCCATGAAACGCCCCGTCACCCCGTGGCCTTGCGACCTGACGGCGCCGCATCCCGAGCGCCTGGGCCAGCGCATCCGCGAGCTGCGTGTCGATGCGGAGATGACCCAGGACGAGCTCGCCGCCCGCATGGGCAGCTATCGCCCCGTCGTGGGCCGCATCGAGCGGGGGAAGCACCTGCTCACGACCGCCGGGCTCGAGCGGGTGGCCGTGGCGCTCGACCTGGACGTGCCGACCATCGCGGTGGTGCTCGACGACGAGTGGGCGGAGGGGGCCGAGGAGGCCCGCCACCAGGGCGACGACCCCTACAGCCGGTACGAGCGCAGGAAGGCCGAGCTCGGGCGCACAGCGTGCTCGGCGGCGGAGTACGAGCGCGAGCTCGCCGCCATCGCGGACGAGGAGGGCGTGTGAAGCAGCGCGTCGACTACTCGTTCGCGGCTGCGCCCCGGGAGCTGGGCGGCGAGTGGTACGCCTGCTCGTTCTTCGAGCGTGCGCTGGGGGGCGAGATCTTCCGCCTGACCCGCGGCGAGTGGTGGCACGGCGGGGCCGAGTGGCGGGACGCCCTGTGCCTCGCGATGAGCATCAACGGACCCGAGCGGCCGAACGTCAAACGCGCCCTTTCGAGGCTCGCCGATCGGGGGCTGCTGGAGCTCGACGGGACCCGCTTACGGGTGCTCTTCACCCCCACTCCGGTCGCAGTCAGGTCGCAGTCAGGTCGGGGTCCGGTCGCAGTCAGGTCGGGGTCCGGTCCCACTCCGGTCCCACTCCGGTCTAGTTCAGGTCCCACCCAGATTGAACCTAAGCAATCGGGATCGCTCAACTCTGCTGCTCTAGAGAGAGTAGAGAGAGTAGAGAGAGAAGAGGAGAGAGACGCGCGCGCGCAGCCGAGGCGCGAGAGGCCTGCTCCTGAGCGCCTGATCCCCCTGGTGCAACGCATCACGGGGGAGGTGGCGTTCGAGCGGGAGATCAGCCCCGGGCCCGAGCCCTTCCCGAGCCAGGTCCAGACCGCCGCGAGGCGAGCGCAGGAGCTGCTCGACCGCAAGGTGTTCCCCGACGCGGAGAGCGCGGTGCGGGCGCTCGTGGTGGCTGCGTTCGATGCCGTGAAGGGCACCAAGCGCTCGTACGGGCTCGCGCTCACCGACGCGACGGTGGCGCCTCCGAAGCCCGAGTTTCGCGACACCGTCATGCCGTGGGGGAGAGTGTGACCGAGCTGTTCGACGAACACCTGGAGCGCTACACGCTGGGCGCTTGCCTGCTCAAGCCCTCGCTGCTGCTCGAGCTGCCGCTGGCCGATCAGGACTTCGGGAGCGCAAAGCACAAGCTCATCTGGACCGCGCTGCTGCACCTGTACGCCGAGGGCGACGGCGTGGACACGGCGCGGCTGTACGAGCGCCTGGCGAGCCTGGGCAAGGCCGATGCGGTGGGCGGCCTGGACTACCTGCTGGGCCTCACGGATGTGCTCCCCGAAGCTCTCCCGCCGACGCGCCGCCTGCGCGAGCTCGCTCGCATGCGCACCCTGCGCGACGCCGCGAACGACGTGCTGCGTGCGCTCGAGACGGGCGACTACGAGAAGTCCCTTGCGGCCGCGGCAGACCTGCAGCTGTGGTCCACCGAGGCCGAGGACGCGGCGATCATGAACGCGTACGACTGCACGACTCGCGTGCACGACAGCGCGCTCGACACGAGCAAGCGCCCGATGCGCGTGCGCACGGGTTTGCCGCGCATGCGCATGGTGCTCGGTGACCTCGCGATCGGCAGCCTGACGGTCCTCGGCGCCGACACGAACGTGGGCAAGAGCAGCATCGCGCTCGAGCTCCTGCTGGGCACGGCCATGGACCCGTACGGCGCGGCCGTGGGGTACATCTCGCGCGAGGACCCCGAGGCTCTGGTGGGCGCTCGCTTGCTCGCGATGATGTCCGGCGTGAGCTCGTACCGAATCGAGCAGAACACACTGAACAAGCAGGGCCCCGACATGCCCGCGCTCGCTGCCGCGGTCGAGTCTTACCGCTCGCTGGGAGACCGCTTTCTGCTCGACCTGAAGGTGGGCGGCACCGAGCTCGACGTGTGCGCCGCCATGACGCGCATGGCGCAGCGAGGCGTGCGGCTCGTGGTCGTGGACTACGCCCAGGCCGTCGAGCTGAGCGGCAAGGCGCAGGACCGGCGTAACGAAGTCTCGAAGGTCGCCTCGCGCATCAAGGCCCACGGTAGCCGCGTGCGTCAGGCCGTCGTGCTGCTCTCCCAGCTCACCATCCCGCAGGGCGCAAAGCCCACGGACGAGCCACAGAAGTGGTGGCTCAAGGAGTCGCGCGACCTCGGGAACATGGCCGAGCACATCGTGCTCGCGTGGCGCGAGAAGGAAAGCGACACGGCCGAGCTGAGACTCAAGTACGTCAAGGGCAAGTCAGGCGGCATCGGCCAGGCCTGGACGATGCAGCGCAACGGCGCGACCGGTCGGCTGCAAGAGATGGCGCCGCGCAGCACCGACGAGAGGAGGGAGCTGTGATCAACGTTGACCAAGCTTTGCTGTGGGTCACCTGGGCGTTCTTCTCGGGCAGCGTGCTCGGCCTGTTCGCGGGCGCCGCGCTGTCGTACGCCGCGCGGCTCGAGGAGCGTGCGCCGGTCGTGATCGGCGAGCCGCTCACGAGCTCGAGCACGCCCGCGGCGCCGAGCGCCGAGACGGTGCGGCAGCGCAGGGGGGCGGCGTGATGACGGTCGGCTCGCTGTTCTCGGGCATCGGCGGCCTCGAGCTCGGCCTCGAGTGGGCGGGGCTCGGCCCGACTCTTTGGCAGGTCGAGCGTGACGAGTTCTGCCGGCGCAAGCTCGCATGGAGGTGGCCCGATGCGGCGCGGTACGACGACGTGCGAAGCGTGGGAGCGGCAAACCTCGCTCCCGTGGACCTCATCTGCGGCGGCTTCCCCTGCCAGGACATCTCGAGCGCGGGCAAGCGAGCTGGCCTCGCTGGTGCTCGAAGCGGCCTCTGGCACGAGTTCGCTCGCATCGTTGCGGAGATGCGCCCGCGCTGGGTCGTGGTCGAGAACGTCCGGAGCGGAGCCAGCAAGTGGGTCGACCCCGTGCGAGGAGCGCTGGAACAGCTCGGCTACACAACGCTACCGATCCCGATTGGCGCAAGCGATTGCGGAGCGCCCCACGAGCGAGCACGCGTTTTCGTCGTCGCGTGCTCGCCTGCCCACGGCCACCACGAAGTCGTGGCACCGGCAGCGGATGGCGGGCGGGGAGCGTGTGAGCTTGCGGGGGCTGCTCCCGACGCTGACGCGCAGCTCGTACGGGAGCAACTGCGGCGGCGCGAGCAAGGGCCCCAGGAGGCCGTCGCTTCACAGCACGGTGGGTGGTCCACTGAGCCCGCGTTGGCTCGAGTGGTTCATGGGCTTCCCAGACGGATGGATTACGAGCGTGCCCTAGGCAACTCGGTGGCCCCGCAGTGCGCCGAGATCGTTGGCTGCGTGATCCAGCAGCTCATCGCGGAGGCGCAGCCATGACCGACGTGAAGCCGAACCGCCGCCGCGCGCCGAACCTGGTGACCACGTTCACCCCGCCCGAGGTGCGCTTTCTGACGCGGCTGTGTCGTGCGCTGCTCGCGGACGGTGAGTGTCTGATCGCAGCGCACACGAACGAGCGCGACGTGCTGCAGGCGGTCGCCGCCAAGTTCGCCAGGCTCCACGCCAAGATGGGAGGGGCGCTGTGAACGACTACGTATGGGTCGGCTGGTGGGTGCTCGTCGCGGTCATCGCGGTCTCGCACTTCGTGCGGTGCGCGTCATGAGCGCGCTCTTGTCGGCCGCCGCGTGCACGTGCTGGGACTGCTGGCCCATCACGCTCGGCGCGTTCGTGGTCGGGAGCTGGTTCGGCATCCTGATCCTGGCGCTCCTGGTCGTCGGACGGGAGGACCGCAAGCCATGATCGAGGCCCTCAGCTGCCCGCAGTGTGGCGCCGACAGCTACCGCGCCCTGGGCGCGCATGCTCGAGGCGTGCGTGCGGCCTGCGCGCTGTGCGGCACGGTGTACGTGCTGCCGAGCGCTGCGCGGCTACGGGAGCGCGCGGACCGGCACAGGCTCGCGGAGCGTGGCGAGCGCGGCTGGGACCTGGACGAGCCGAGCTACCACCGGCGCGAGGTGGTGGGGCCGCTCGAGCCGGCGCAGCGCGCGTCGGGCTCGCTGTGGTCGCGGCTGTGCGCTCGCTGGCGCGCGTGGGGGCAAGGGCCATGACGCCAGCCCTCGAGCACGTGCGCTTCACCGTGCCCGGCCCACCGCGGCCGAAGGAGCGCCCGCGTGTGACCTCGCGCGGCACGTTCACGCCGACCCGCACGAAGCAGTACGAGCGCGCAGTCGGGCACGCCGCCATCCTGCACGCCTCGCGCTCGTGGGCGCTCGATGGCGTCTACCGCGTCACCTGCCTGTTCGTGTTCCGGACGCATCGGCACCCGGACGCCGACAACTGCCTGAAGGCGTGCCTCGATGGCATGGAGGGCGCCCTGTACCGCAACGACAAGCAGGTCACGGAGACGAGCGCGCGGCTGGTGGTGGAGCCGGGCGGGCTCGAGCGCACGGAGGTCGTGGTCGAGCGCATCGGGGACGCGCCGGTGCGCAGAAGGGTAAGGCGGCCATGAAGTGCGACCGACGCTGGTGGAACGACGGGCGGCTCGAGCGCGAGCAGGCTGCGTGCGTCGAGCACACGCTGGGCCTCACGGCGTGGCGGGCGCACGACCACGTGCTGTACGCCGCGGTGGACGCGCACGTCAGGGCGTCGCTGAGCGCGCTCTGGCTCAGACTCCTGGCGGGCGACCCGACCGGCCAGCCGTGGCACGAGGTGCTGGCTGCGTGGACGCCCAGCAGCGCGGGCACGTTCTTCGGCGTGAGGCGGCCATGAGCCAGACCGTCACCATCGTGTTCGAGCGCGGCGAGCTCCTGTGGGCCGTGCTGCTCTACTGCGCGGTGCAGTTCGTCATCGAGTACGCACTCACGGCCCGGCGCGCCAGCGATGAAAGGGGGAAGTGATGGCTACCATGGCAGATGCATTTCGTGCGCGGCTCGAACGGACCTGCGAGCACTTCAACGGCATTCAGCACGAGCGGTGCAAGGCGGGGGTGAAGTACAAGGAGCTCCCCGACGACGCGCGCGGCATCGGGAAGTTTCCATGCCTGGAGCCGCACAACGCATCGAAGTGCGCGCATCACCGTCTGCCCACGCGTGAAGGAGTTCAGGCGGACATCGATGAGATTGACCGAGCTGAGACGCTGTTCGGCCAAGGGCTTTCCCCTTGCTGTGGTGCGGAGCTTGATCGCAGCCGGTTGGCATCAGACGGACCGTTCAAGGGGTCAGGCTGGATCTATTGCTCGAAGTGCAAGAAGGACGTAGCGCACGTCCACGCGCATGGCGGAGAGGAGTGATGGCGCACCTTCTGACCGTCCTGTGCGACCGCTGCGTCGCCCGCGCGCCTGAGCGTCGGGTGCCCCGCGGCATGGTCGAGGTCGAGCACGGCGACCTGCCCGAAGGCTGGGTGCGCCTGAACGGCCTGGACCTGTGCGAGCCGTGCTGGACGTCCTACTGCGAATGGGAAGGCCACCACATCCGCGAGCGCAAGGAGACGCGATGATGGCGCTACAGCCGCACACGGGAAAGCTGCGCTTCGTGGTCTGCGACAGCGCGAGCATGGACGCGCGCATTGTTCACATGTTCACGGCTCACGTCCGTCCGGGCTGGCAGACGATTGAACGCGTTTCGCAGGTGTTCATCGACAAGGGCTTGTGGGTGTGGGTCGAGGACCCGTCCGTGGGCATCGTCGCCGGGGCGCTCCGCCATGGGGGCGGACGATGAGCAGCCCCGCCGCAGTCGTGTGCCTGACGCAGGTCCTGTGCGGGCTGGGCGTGCTGCTCGTGCTCGCGTGGCTGTACGAGAGGCGGTGGTGATGGGCTCGCGCGTGCTTACAGAGCAGCAGCGGAAGTTCGCCGAGCGCGTGGCCGTGCACGGGAACCACACGCGTGCGGCTGAGGAGGCCGGCTACAGGCACCCGAACGTCATTAGCGTGCGGTTAGTAAAACTCCCTGGCGTGGCCGACGAGATCGCCCGGGTGCGCGGTATCATCGCCAAGAAGGCCGACCGTAAGACCGTGGCCGACGCGAACGAGATTCAAGTCTTCCTGACCAAAGTCATGCGCGGGCAAATCAAGGACTACGACCTGACGCTGTCAGGCGACGTCGAGGAGCTGCCCCCGAAGCTCGCTGAGCGGCGTAAGGCCTCGATGGACCTCGCCAAGGTGCAGGGCCTGCTCAAGGAGCGCGTGGAGCACACCGGCGCGGGCGGCGGGCCCATCGAGCTTGCAGGCGTGCCCTTCCGGGAGCTGCTCGAGCTGGCCAGGACCGGGGGCGGCGATGATTGACCACGCCCAAGAAGCCGAGCTCGCGCTGGTCGAGGCCGCGTGGCTCAACAGCCAACGCGAGTACTACGCGGGCACGCCCAACGGGGCTTACTACCCATGGATGCGCGCCAAGGTCATCCACCCCACCCTGCGCCGCTCGCTCGTGCTGGTCGACCGCGAGGACGGCCTGGTGCTCGCCTACGTCGTGGCCGAGAGCGTGCGGGGCGCGGTGCGCGTGCACCACCTGTACACGCGCTCGCACTACCGGCGCGAGGGCCGGGCCTTCCGCCTGCTCGCTCGAGCGTGTGAGCTGCTGGGCGGTGAGCGGCTCGAGTACACGTGCCGCGTGCGGCGCTCGGCCAAGAACGAACGCCGTCCGTGGACGGTGAGTAAGTGGTGCGACGCCCTGGGCGCGCGCTTCGTGCATGAGGAGGCTACCCGTGAAAGTGCTTGAAGTGACTGTTACGACCCGCATCCGTGACCCGCACCGCCCGGCGGGCCATGCGCTCACGCAGAACGACACCTTCAGGGTCAAGGACGGCTACGAGCTGGAGCTGCACCCGAGCGGCCTGGCCGTCATCATCCGCGGCAAGGACCACACCCGCTTCGCGCCCATCGCAAGCGCCGTGGTCGTGGAGGACGTGGCCGAGGTGGCCGTCGCGCCGGTGCGGAAGGCGGGCAAGCGGCCGTGAGGAAGCTGCGCGCCGTGCACCGCTCGAACGTGGAGGTGGTGCGCCACGACCTCGCCCCGATGATTCGGGCGCTCTGCCAGAACATCGTGGAGAAGGGCGAGGCCAACACGAAGCGCCTGGACGAGCAGGACCGGCTCTGGAAGTACGACGAGCACGAGGTGCTGTGGTATCGCGCCCGCGCGCTCGACCGCGGCAGCATCCGCCCCGACTCGCTCCGCTGGCGGGCGGACGTCATCTCGGGCCTCCCTGCGCCGGTGCTCGTCCTGAACGCGTTCGGGGTGACGGAGCAGTCTCTCGAGGTCGAGCTGCGTTTCAAGTTCGCCCACGAGGTGATGGCGCAGCGGCTGGTGCGCGACTGGGACGACGCACGCGCTCGAGCGGGCAAGGCGAAGATTCTGTGTGCGGAGGTGGTGCGATGACGAAAGACGAGTTTGTTGCGTTGTGCAAAGAGCTGCTCGAGCACGGCGCTGTGGAGGTGAGTGCAGACACGTTCCGCGCGGCCTTCCGCCAGCCTCAGCAGCAC